CCGTCTATCATCATCGTCACTATATCGACTACGTCTTGAGAAACTGTCCATATCAAGGTCTTCCCAACCGCTGAAAAGGTCTTGCAGGATTGACCCGTTAGAGCCGCCACTCCAAGGGGTTTGCAGATCACCAGCCAACATTTGACTTCTCTGGTCTGATGTCAAGCCCCTCATGTAGTCAAAATAAGGACGTTCAATACCAGCGTCCATTTGAGCCTGTCGCCAGTCGGCATAGCTTGGTCTCTCATCTGTTGTAGGAGGAACAACAGGGTCAACACCATAGGGTGTCATGCCTGTGTCTTGCATCTGTTGACCATACCCCTGATTAAGCTGTGCTTGTACGATAGGATTCATGTCCTGGAAACCGTTCATCACAGCAGCTAGTTTTGCCTGATGTGCGGCTCTTGTACGGTTAGGCTGGTCTTCATTATTATCCCTATCACGGTCTTTACGGTCATCATCATCATCGTCGTCATCATAACGCTTTTTGTTACTACCACCACCACCTGACATATTATTCAGCCTTCCCGTTTGTGTTTTTAGACGCCTGCTCTTGAACAGCGAGTTGTCCTATCTTAATCTCTGTATCGTCCTTGTGTTTGACAACATCAAGTTGGGTCTTTGTTGCGCTCTCCTGCATCTTCCAGTTGAGTTCTTTTTCTTTCAGGGCCAACTCACCAAGTTTGATCTCATGGTCTTGGCTGTTTTTGACCTGTGATGCTGCAAGTTCCTTATCCTGGTATCCAGCCTTCAATTCAGCCTCATGTTGATGCACTTGGATGTCAGCGTTCATCTGTGCTTCTTCTCGCATGGACTGCTGCTGAATCTTGACCTTTTCGATCTCCATCTTGCCTTGGAACTCTTGCTGCTTGAACTGTGCTTCAGCCTGCATACGTTGAGCTTCAGCCTGCATCTCAGCCTGTATCTTCTGTTGCTCAGGGGATGGCTGCTGCGCACGTTTCTGCAAGTCCTGAGCCATCTTCTGCATCTGCTGTGGGTTCATGGTGATGAAATAATCGTCAGCGTTCTTCAACCCACTGGACTCAGCAATCTTTGTGGCAGTCTTGATAATTTTAGGAACCATCTGGAGGCCCTGTTCGACAAGACTCTGCTGCTGCATCCTGTCAAGGAAGTTCATTTGCAACCCTAGTGTCTGGTTGAGGGCTGCGATATCTCGTTCTCTGGAACCTGTGCCTAAGCCAGTGTTGACAGTACAGTCCATCCCAGAGTTCCATGCTCTAGGGTCCATTTCAACCCAATTGCCTCTCAAACGGATGATCTCAGCTCTATCCTGATGTTTGACAATCAGCTTGAGAGCTTTCTTGAACAGGTTCCTGAAGCCTAATTCAGCCATGTTTCTAGCAACAAGTTCTACCTTACTGTAGGAGGCGTCTTTCTGAGCGTTTACAGCAGTTGCTGTCTGGTTTTGGAGTGCATCTGGGTCCAACGCCATAGTTGACCGTGAAATGCCTGTACGACGCTCCAGCTCCTGATCTACACTCTGGATAGCCAACAAAGCCTTGTCAGCAATAAATGGTACATCCCTATATGCAATTGGGAGGGAACCCCTGCGCTTGATGATAGGCTGACCGTATTTGGGCGACGCAATGGAGTCAGTGTTTAGTACAGCACCCTCTTCAATTTCAGGCTGTGGGTTGTTGTGAGAATAAATGTTGTCCAGCATCTGCCTTGAGAGAACAGTCTTGATACGCTGGAGGTCCATTGTCTGATCTGCTATGGACTGTGCATCGAAAGCATGGGGGACAGGCTCACATGGGATGTCAACAAAAGGAACCTGGTCTTCCCAAAGCTCCCACTCAAGAAGCTCGCCAGCACCTGAATGACCTGCATAGAGGGCCTTTACAGTCTCAAGGATACCATCGCCATCGACATCCATCTTGATGTAACACTCGAAAATCTCTACCATCTGGGCGCTATCGTCAGCAGTGTCAGTAATGTTGATTCTGTCGTCTTCCCTGATGATCTCTTCTTCGTAGTATGTGTTTGTCCCATCGGTGGGGATCATATCTACGACATCTCTGTCAAAACCCATCTCTACAAGGGAGGATTTGGTTACTACATCTCTATGGGCTACAAATCTGCTCTCATCAATGGTGACGGATTCCTTGTCCATAAGGAAATTCTCAGGCTCTACAGCAGCAAATTTAAGGCCTGTCTGTTTCTTCTCCCGTTTGATCTTTACATCGAAAACCTCTAGTTCGACAGGTTGACCGTCAGGGCCTGCGGATGTTACGACCTCAGAGTCTTGAGCAAGGACTTCCACAGCACCATCTGTGAGGATGACCGAAAGTTGCTCTTCTGTTAGACCTGTGTAGACGAAGGTTTCGAACTCAGGGGTGTCGTCCCACCATACCTTAATGACACCGTTGCCCATGAGTAGTGCATCGTGGATAGCGGAATAGAGTACCCTATAGCCATCGTTGTCCTTCAGGAACTTATGGTTGATGTAGTCAGAGGCTTGATCAGCAGCAGGCTCATCTTGGGGTTGAACAGGTTCATATTCAACAATACGACCACTTTGTGTGAATGTACGGATGATTCCAGGTAGCATCCACCCTATGATTACAGATACATCTCTGGAGACAACAGAAGAACGACCCTCCTGTGAAGGAACGTCTGGCATGTCCCCACGGTAGTATTGCATAGCCAACGAGCGCTTGTCTGAAAGCTCTGTACGGTCATAATTCGTAGCACTACGGATGGCAGAGTCCAGGAGGGCTTTGATTTGATCATCTGTCTTCTCAGAGCGGTTGTCATAACCTGCATTCGCATCATCGTTAATCATTTTGTGCCTTAAAACTTCATATCTCTAAAAGATGTAGGTTTTTTCTTAGGTCGTTTTACTGGACCTCGTTTAAGTGTAGCTTTTCGTTTAGCCTCACTCTCTGCAGTAATTCTAGGGGTTGTGGAAGTCTTTTTTCGGGCAGGTAAGGTACGTGCATCCTTATAAACTTCTGCCATAATTTGTTGGGCTTTTTTCTCGCGTTTTATTTGTCCTTCTGTCATTTTTCTGCGCTTCATTTGTTCTTCTGTCATTGGCATTTTACTATCCTTTATATTACCCATTCGCTCTTGTATTCTGAGAAATCTTCTGATGTCCTAGGTGGTTCATAAACTACAGCACACAGGCCAAAAGCATCAGCACCGTGGGATGCCCAATCGTGGTTAGGGCCTAAGTCGATGCCTCTGGCTTCATCAATTTTTGAGTGGTAGTACCTCAAGGCATCTATACCACCCTCACACTTACGTTCGTTGAACCACATCTTGGTGAACAACCTACGAGCCTCATCGATACGCTTCATGGCTGCACCTTTGCCTTGGTTAGGAACAACCTCAACTGCAAAACCTGCCTCCAGGAGTGACGACTCAAAAGACACATCGAAGACCTTGTCCATCGTTTTTCCGTCGTGGGGAAGGTAACAGTAGGCATCGTGGTAGCCTTTGCTCCTTAGCCATGCCACATGGGAAGATAGGGGCTGTCCTTGTGCCTCGTAGTAATCGATGAAGTTAATCTTTTCCCCTACAAATTGACCTATCCAGATGGCCGTACTGTCAGCTTTTGCACCTGTGCCGCCTATGTCCCAGAAGGCGTATGTTGTCATTAGAGGGTCTCTGGATACCTCTGTGATACGACCATCCTCTTTAGCCTCTGTGATGTATTTGTCGTAATAAGAGCCTTGGACGACAGTTAGGTATTCCCCTAGCCAGATGTGTTCGTATGTCTCAGGCCTGTGGTGCTTGTCGTCCAAACGAGCCTCATCCAAAACGTCAGGAAAGAAAGGGTTGTCCAGGTAGTTCATCCTGATTGAAATAGAGTTCTCAGGTGGGCTTATTCTGAATCGCTGGTCTGTTGCGTTTTTCTTTCTTTCAGGGTTCCAGGAGACCCAAATTTCTGAATCAGGTTCACGAACAGAGGGGATGAGCTTGCGCCAAGCCTCTTCAGTAACATTAGCCGCTTCGTCGATCCAGGCTATGTGTATTCTAGCCAAGGATTTCAGTGAGTCCAGATTACGGGTCAAGCCATAAAATAGAAACTCGATACGACGATCCTTGGTTCTTAAGAATTTTTCGCCAATTTCAAAAAACGGTTGGAGCCAAGGGGTTTCCCGTATTACATTTTTAATCTCTGCGAAGGAACTGTCTGCTAACGTGTTAATATACTCGCGTAAACAAAGAATTACACCTGTCTCTCCTGCTTGGGACAACTCAATTGCCTTAATACAGGCCATAAGTGCTAGGCCTCTGGATTTCCCTGAGCCACGACCTCCATATATACAACGATACCTGACTTTCTTTGCGAAAAGCTGGTTAATTTTTTCTGGGACTTGAACTGTAGCGACACTCATTTTGCGCCTTTACGGAGATTATCCTGCCAGTGCATAACTTGTAGATTATCTGGGTGATGGAGACCACCTTTTGAGATCGGGTGGATGTGGTCAACATGGTAGGTTTCCCCAGATACAACTCTGCAATCTTGTGCCATCCAATAAACATGCTCAATCTTAGCCTTTTCCAACTCTGTCAACTTCGGGGTTTGGTTCCTTACTGTAGCACGACGTTTGGCATTATGAGCATAGTACTTCTCCTTGTTTGCTTCGTAGTAAGTCTTTTGAGCAGCACGATGACGCTCTTTATTGGCTGCATAATGTGCCCTACTAACAGCTGCCTTACGTTTCCTGTATTCTGGACATTCTTTTATAGAATCGTACCGAGCCTTATCAATAGAGGCCCTACGTTCCTTGTTAGCCTGCTCCCAAGCCCTACTAGCAGCCTTACCACAAGACTTGCAGTGTGTTTGCAGCCCATCTTTAGCTCTCTTATGCTTATAGAACTCAGTAAGTGGTTTGGTCTCTTTACATTTTGAACAACACTTCATTTAGGTTTGACCTCAGGCTCAACACTTATGATTTTTATTTCATTTACCGTTTCCTCAAGTTTGACATTTGAGTCTATTGTCTGCTGGGTCAACTTGGGGAGGTATCTGTCCAACAACGAAAGGGCAGCAGTGACCTCAGAGGGGGCCATAGCTTGCTCGCCGCCTACCCCAGCGGGTGACAACTGGCCCTCAGCATGTTTAATCAGACGACCTAAAATCTTGCTCTTGGAAATCTTGTCCCTATGGTACTGGGTCATTACACCACGTCGTTTCCCAGCAGGCCAGCCTCTCTTTTTCGGCTTAACTACTTTGGTAGGGGCTACATCATCATCGGTCATGTAGAGGTCCTTTCTCTTTAACAACACAAAATAACACAGGTGGAACGCCTATAGTGTTATACAAGTGTACTAACTCCTGGTGTACTAACTCCTGTGAAGGAGCGAAAGCGACAACCATCTCCAAGAAAAAATAATAGCTATAACAATTGTTGTGTCTTTAGTTTTTATCTTGATGGAGGTTGTCGCTTTCGCTCCTTCACAGGAGTTAGGACAGCAAAAGTAAAAACAATTGTTATACTATATAAGAACACCTCAAAAAAAGTTTTTACCAACAATATCACGAAAAAGTGATCAAATGTGATATTTTGTGATCAAGTGTGACATTTGTGCAACACTTTCCCCTACCAGGTTCCTCTCCTGGTTCCTCCCGGTTCCTCTTAGGTAGCCTCCGTTTCCTCTCAGGTTAGTATGTATATATATATAGGTTCCCTCCTGCCAGCGCCTGTGCCCCCTGGGAATTTATTCCTACAGAAAAGCACCGGCCCCCCTCCCCCCCCCTATGTGTGACATTTGTGCAACAGTGGCATCAGTGCAACAGTGGCATCAGTGCAACAGTGGCACAAGTGCAACACAACAGTGTGGCATTAGTGCAACAGTGGCACAAGTGCAACACACATATGCACATATCTTTATGTTGTATATCAAGGGTTTATCCACAGGTTTGTCGAGTTTGGGACTTGACTTTTTCCTGGGTGTGCGATACCCGCGCGCGCGTTCTTCTATAT